GTAGCCAATCTACTTTAGCTTCAATCTCATCAATCCTAGCTTGTTGGTAGTCCCATGCCAACTTTGCACTGTACTCATCTAGTAGTGGATCGTTGCTGTGTTCCTTTAAAAAATCACCAAATTTCATCACTCTTGCTCCTTATCGCCTTCCTTAACGAATACGCCTTGCGTATTAAGGTATCCTTTGCGGTCTTTTATGTCGTTGTATGCTACGTTCAAGCACTCATCCATGCTTGTGCCTATTAGCTCTGCAATCATAACCATAACAACAAGCATATCGCCTAGATCGTCCTTTGCTGCCTCGTATCTACCCTTGGCAATGTTATCGCACAGCTCACCATACTCACTACCTAGCTTCAGTGTTTGTGACATTGGATGACCATTGATGGTAACGCCGCGAGTAAAGCCCCATTCGCGCACTTTCTGTATTAACTCATTCATTTTTATTTCTACTATCTTTGAGTAATGATCTGGATTAATAGATTCATTTTTAGTATTGCCTGTTTTTTTAATATAATTTGATGTTGCCATGGTCCATTCATCTGGACTTGCGTTATTTATACTCATGCTGATTCCCTCATTTTCATGTATTCGCTGTGTTGTGGTATTGTCAACTGGCATCCACGATCTATAGCCCATGATTCAACTTATTCTCCGTGAGATAAGTTTTCGTACAATGCACCATGTATAGGTTCAGCTAATGCAGCTTCATAGCGATGCAATACCAGCTTTTTAAATGGTGCACGTACTAAAATAAATTCTTCGTTAATAGGGCACATAATGTACTCTACATTGGCTTTTAGTGAACTGTGCGCTTCTAAGAACGCTTTATATAGTTGATTGTCAGACATTACATTTTTCCTTCAATTAAGGAATACCCATAAATAGTCTGCATTGTTTCAAAAGGTTCTTTTAAACGTAACGTATATGGGTATTCATTTTTAATATTACTAACCGTAATAAATTTATGATAAACAGAAGGTAATGCGCCTAACACTTGATCTAAGTTTTCAGCTTTATTAGATAGATAGGCAAAATAACGCTGTACACTGTTGGTTTCTTGATCAATTTCTTTAATGATGTCTAAGTACACGCTAATACGCTGTCTAACTTCAGGAGTAATTGTTAAAAATGGTGGATTTTTACTCCAGCTATTGTTGTTAATAACAATATCACCTTGGATAAAATACCAATCATGAGCACCAATGGTTTTAGCATGTTCTAGTAAAATACTTTTAATTTTATCAATGTAATATTCTCTACGGGGTTTTATGTAAGTAGAAGCAATACGATTAAATAAACATGTCATATTGAATTCTTTCATTGTTCTTCTCCCGTTAACGTAGCGTTAAGGACGTACTCCTTGTACAAGTCTTCAGAGAGGAACTCTACACGTACACTGTTTAACGCTGTAATCGTTGCTGGTTTATCATAAGGGCGTTTAAGTGTCTTAGCCTGTTTCAATGCCCCTATAAGAATCAAACCAGTATCATGAGGCATCACAATAGTAGTGTCGTAGCCAAATTCAAAGGTTAAATAGCTTTCTGGTATTTCTGGTTTATTAGCCATATTCAGCCTCATAGTAAATAGTCTCACCGACTTTTGCTGGTTTATGATTTGACCAACAAATCCAAAGAATAGGAAAGTCATAACCCATTTCGGGCGTAATTTCTTCAGCGTACAAGTCAGTAAAATAAATTAAGATATTAGTATCATTGTGCTTACAATGATCTAAGACAGGAAAAAACGAAGTACCGCCTCCACCACGTAAATCTTCAGCAGTAATTTCATCTTTTAACGTAAAGATGTCATGTATTTCATAGTCACACGTAATAACGTCTAAGTTAGTTGGTTGGTATATATCATAAAGATATTGGATTTCAGTCAACATTTCAGTCAGCATACTTTGACTAACAGAACCACTAGTATCTATAGCTACTGTAATACGATTAATGCTTTCACTATACAGTGAAGGCATATAGTGATTTGGCATAAATCTTTTATTAGGTCTACGAAAGCTATAGTCATCTTTAGCGTAAGAATCCATATAGTTTTTAAGCAGCTGTTTCCAAGATATTTTTGGGTACAATAACTCAGTAATCTTACGCATGACTTCAGCAGGTACAGTACCTTCAGCATCACTCAGCTGTGCTTGTTGTACTGCTTGGATTACAGTATTAGTAATGTCATTACTCAAATCATCACTAACTGTTTCACAACTGTATTCAACATCATTTTGACCTTTACTAGAAAACTCTTCAATCAATTCTTCTAAGTTTTCTTGGTCTTCAGCTAACAAGTTATACACTTGCTCTGTGCTCATATTATGGTACTTAGAGTCGTACAATCTTCCTTTAGGTAGTTCAAAATGTGAGCTAAGCAAAAAGTCATTGATAACGAAATCACCTGCTATGTTAAATAGCATTGGATCACGATCACTTTTACGCGTAGGGTGATCTAATGCAATATGCATACATTCATGTGCTATCAACCCTACACGCTCTTTTTCGTTTAAACTTAACAAAAACGCTGGGTTATACTTAACACACTTACCATTAGTCGCTGCAGTAGGCACTTCATCAGTAAGTTCGTGTACCATACTCAACATGATATGGTTCAAAAATACTGCATTAGTCCCCATAAAATGTAACTTAGCTTTACGTAAAGCTCTGTGAGCTTCTTCTAGCAGCGTTTCCATTGTTATATCTCCTTAGCATTATCCTTGACCCATTTTTTCAATGTAGGCGTACTGATAAGCTCTGGTTTGCGTTTAAGTACTGTTTTCCAAGTCAATACTTGAAACTCAATAGGTAAACGGTTAACAAACGCTACTAAACGGTCAATGTTGTCTTCTGTAACCTCATGGCTCACAACACCACTTACTGCATATAGCGTACTAGGTGAATTATCAAAGTGAACACTGTCAGGTCCTTCTAGAATGTCTTTTACTTTGGGTAAAGACTCAAATATTTCACAGAAATTTTTAAATTCTGCAGCAGCACCTTCACCAACAATACCTGCAATGACAATTTGGTTAGCAAATGTCAATGTAGGGATGTTTTCAATGTACTTACTTACAAATGACCATGTTCTAGGACAAGGAAAAGTCAAATCAGTGTGATTTGGGTCAAATGAATGTAGCAATTGCTTCCTAAATTCGATAAATGACGTTACACGTACATCAATACCTGCTGTATTAGCGTAATCTAGCCATTCTTCAGCACTAACAACAATTTGAAAGTGTACTAGGCGTGATTGTAGTGCGGTACTAATACGATTAGTCACTGCTTTATCTGTGGCTAAGTTGCCAGCACATACCATCGCTACATTAGGGTGAATATTCTTAGTACCCACTTTTTTATCATTAATAATTTTATAACTAGCTACCTGTACACTAAGCGGAGCAGCATTAGCTTCATCAAAAAAGATTAACCAACCATCTTTGCCTTCAGGTATTGGATCACCTTCTAATGGAATATCTTCAGGCAAGGCATAGCTTGATCTACCATTTTTAATTTCAGGAAAACCTAACAAATCTGTTGGATCACATTGGCTTAAGCGAATGTCAATTAACTCTAAATTAAACAAATCAGCTAAGTGATGTACTACAGCACTTTTACCGATACCAGGACTACCAAGAATATTAGGTACTAATCCTGCTCTAATGACGTTAGGCAATTGTTCTTGCAATACTTTTAATGTCGTTTCCACGGTATGTCTCCATAAAAAAATAAAGCCCAACAAACATTTCCTAAATAAGGAAATATTTGCCAGGCAAAGTGGTAAAGTGATCAGAAGACTGCACGGAGTGCAGCCCAGACTAACTCAAAGCATATTCACTCTGTCTAATTAGCTCACTTACATTCCCCCCATCACGTTCAATGAACATTTGCTCATTGCCAGATATTTGACGATAAACACTTTGAACATAATTAATCAGAGCAAAATCACTAAGTATGTCTACATAGTTTTGTCTGACTTGGTTCATGTAATTGGGACTAGCCCAGAATGAGTCATGAATACACGCTAACTGAAATCCTTGTTGTTTGGCTCTACGTACCATTTCGCGTGCTATCCAACCATCCACAGTATGAACAACATTAGGGCATAAGCTGGTATTACGAACACTAGATTTATTAGCTGTATAAGCAAATGTCACCTGTACATTTAGCTCATCAATAGTAAACCTAGTTTTCGCTGGTTCTACCACTTTAACATGAGCTACATGCCCATCAGGTGCAGTCCATTCATGAAATAACGCTTTAACATTCCAAGCATTCTGGATCAATTCCATAGCACTTTCAGCACCAGGAAATAGACCATCAATAGCTTTATAAAACGCTGCTTCTTGTTGAGGATTAAAAGCTTCTGTCTGACGTTTCTTAGAATAGAAATGCGTCATTAAAGGCTTCTTAGCCATAGCACGTGTAACGTAATGATCCTTAGGCAACAACAGATTCATAGTCTCTGTAACTTCAGTGTACACATCCTTTCGTTCAGTTGGATCAACAAGATTAACCGCTTCTGCTGTAATAGCACAGTCACTCATACAGGCTAATATCTGAAGACCAGATGCGGTAGCATCTAGTCCCATGATAAATCCTGTTGGTTTGCCTTTTAAAGCATCCTGATAAGCTTTTAAACCTTTAATAGCTAACATTGGACTATCAGCTTCATCAACACGTTCATATAAGCTGTCATAGTTCTCATAGAACCACAGTAACCTGTTATCCCATGTCAATTTATCTTTGCCAAAATGGTTAGCTACATCAATGGCAATATATTCAATACCTGTAAACTGTTGCATATTAACCTCCATTAATACCAAGATACGTAATACAAATCTCTATCTTGCTTTAACAGTTCTAAGCCTTTACGTATAAACTCTTTATCAGCAATATAATCTTCACTATCTACATAATTCATCATGTAATTATTACTGCCAAAGAAGAATCCTTCACGTTCAACTAACAAACCGTTATCAATATCCTGATTCAGTTGGATCAAGTCATCCGCAGTTAACTGCAATGGCTCACAATTAAAGTCTTTGTCATTGCCATACCTAGCAATATACAAATCTTCCATCCAACCATGTAATGCATTGTGCTTACGCCAATAACTGACCTCTTCTGTTTTTACTGGCTCATTAGTCAACATGCGATTAACACGTTCTTCACGTGTTTCCTGGGCTGTTGTATAAGCAATTTGATCAAGTCCCATAATTATGTCCTCCTACAGACAATAGAATGCCCTACAAGCTCCTGAGAGCCTGTATAAGCAATTTTAAAGTTTGATTAATACGATTTAGTGAATAGCGTCAGAAAATTCTTCTGGTGCGTTCTCAGGAACGATAATGACTTCTTTGGATTCTATGTAATATTGCATTAATAGCTCTTCAGCTTCTTCAGTAACACTTAAGTACCTAACCATTGCGACTAGGTGCATTAGCATTGTTGGATCGCCAGTACGGAATGTAGCTTCCATAAATGACTCTACAATGGTCATGTAAGTTTCAACATCAAGTTCACGATCATCCCAATCTGGATCAACTTTCAGATGTACTTTGTTTAGCATATGGTCTCCTACCTTGTAATAACCTCTTTCTTGCTGAAGTTAAGTAAACTTTTCTTATAGTCTGTAGATTGCAGGTTAATGTGATAACCCTGCGAATACATCCTACCACGCTTATCAAACTTCCAAATAAAGTAAAACGGTTGTTTCTTGTATAAGTCATACACCTTACGGCTGACATTAGACATTAACTGAAACTGTTGTACTTTTTCTGCAGTATCTAAAGGTTTATTACTACGTTCTGGATATAACAACATTTCTGAGTCTAATTCCCATTCAATGTTTTGTAGCATATTTAATGAATCTAACGCTTGGTACTTATTGTGCTGGTTTTGTTGACCTAAGATACAATGGTCATTTACTGAGCTAAGCCCTCCATCTTTATTAGAATGCCAATAAGGTCTTTCCACATTAGGTGGTACATAGTGGAATTGCTCAATAGTTTCTAATAGTTCATTACTTGGTGTTATTTTTGGTTCAATAGCTAATGTACCTGTTGGATTACCTTCGTAGTTAGCATGAAGTAATTCATACAAGCTACTGTTGTCATTAACAGCAATAATTTCTAAAGCTGTTTTAACATTTTCTAAGTAATCTTTATTAGGTAGTATTTCTGCCAGTCCACTAGCTATTTGTTGAACAGTAGTAATTTGACCATTACAACGTAGTATACCTGTAATAAGTTTATTAATGATTGTATCTAAATCTTCAGGTAATTCTTCTACTCGTTTATTTTTAGAGTCATAGTCATACCTTTTGTTTCTATAGACTTCTAAGTTGTAAGCAACTTCAGCAAACGTACTAATATTTATTTCTTGGCTCAACATATGAGCAAGAAGACGTTTGTTGTATTTACGTTCTATATCTAGCTGATTCATATTGACCTCCAGTTAGTTTATATGAGAGCTATTGAGAATATGGCTTATATTAAAATGTTAATCTTTAGTAATGGTAATAAATACTAAAAGTGATTAGGGTTTAAGGTTTGCCAGTTGCTGAATAATTAAATGCAGAGATAAATGCTGGATTAAAAATAGGGTACTAGTAGATAAGTGCTGCAGTAATTAAAAAAAAAAAATATAAGACTCCGAAGAGTCTTAGTAATTGATAAGGGTTATTGAAGCGATTAATAATAATACGCCATTAATACTTGCTAGTATTCCTGAGAATAGACCACGTTGATCTACTGACATTTCAATAGTACCAACACCACCAAAGGTTAATAATAAACCGGTAATAACTAGAACAAATCCTGTTTGTTTAACAGTAAGCATGGGATACCTCACATAGCATTAAAAAAGAAAAAGCTATGCATTTCTACATAGCTTATTAGGGATTACCAAGGTTGATTGGTATCTTCTGATTGGGTAGCTAAGTCCTTGTTAGACTTAAGAAAAGCAGCAAAACCTTCTTCAGGAGTTACTTGTTTACTACTACGAGTAGCATCACTTAGATTGAATCTACAGCTATTTGCATTGAAGTATTGGTTAAGTACTTCTGGGTCTACATTACCTATAACTCTACCTACAAGGATGGATGCATCTTCAACAGTGGTTCTAATAAAGTTACTTCCTTCTTTGCTAGTAAAGCACTCTAGATTTACCTGACCACGTTCTAAAGCTGTTGGATCTTTAGATAACATATCTACAAGGTCTTTGTATACTTGTAGGATACCTAGCTGTATATCACGAGTTTCACCGTTTAAGTAGAAGCTAAGGTTTTTATTACTAGGGTTAGTGGCTTTCATGGTTCACCTCCAATAGTGATTAATTAATCGAATGCCACTGCTGAATAAGGATGGTTAGTCTTTAGTATGGATTGGAAGGAAAGGAAGGACTATCTACAGGGTAAGTATATTAAGAACTATATATTATATAGTATAAGAGTTTGAGCACATTAAAATTATAAAGAAATAATGTCAATATTTTTTTAATAAAAATTTAAATTAATTTATAAATACATACTCTTTCTAGGTACTATCTCTAGTGTGTATATGTGTAAATGAACAAAAAAAGGATAGCCTAAGCTATCCTTGGTTTGTGAATCTTTTCTCACGGTATGCACGATTCTTGTTAAGCATCTGCTCTGCATAGTCCAAGTCATCTTGCTCTACTGCACGTAGCTCTGTACCCATACGAGCTCTGTTGATTACTGCCTGTGCTGACAGTTCATCTGAAGCCATTACCGCTGCTTCGGCTAACGGATCGGCTATGGTCTTGATGAAGTGGGATAGAAATTTAATCATGATCTTACTCCTAGGTAATGGCATTATTGCCACTGCTAGATAATTGGGTAAAAAAAGGATGCTTATAGGACTACCATAGGGGGGGTATTCCAGTTGGTGGGCTGTGGTACATACAGTACCTCACTAATACCTAAAATTAAAAAATTCTAAAAAGTTTATATTAGAAAAGTCTAATATATAGTATTTGCCTATTTTCACATTCTGGCTTACTATCCACAAATTACCACTTAGCCTATAAGGTGCAGAATGACTACTAATCAACTCCTAACCAAAGAACAACTACAAAAATCATTACCCAAAGATGTACAACTCAAAGTAACCGATAACATCTTGGATTCAATCAACAGTGTCATTGGTGATCCAACAGTACAAGAAACCTTCAGAGAGAATATCCTTGGATTCAGTACAGTACTACGTACTGGTAAATATAAATTCCAAAGCTACGTAGACGCTGTTAAATACGTAAGCTACAAAATGCTAGGTGCTACCAACATTGAGGCTTACACTAAAACCTTTCCAGAGCGTTATCAAAATCTAGTAGACGAAGGTACACCTGATAATAGAATTCATGCTTACGTAGCAGCCTATAATAAAAACCAATTGGTAAATAAATTAATGGAACAAACATTAGTTCCTACTCACATTTTAAATGCTGACATTTACCAAAAAGCTATTAACGTCCAAGCTAATTTAATGATGACTGCTAAAAGTGAAAAAGTTAGATCAGATGCAGCTAATAGTTTAATGACCCAATTAAGACCACCTGAAACTAAGAAAATAGAATTAGACGTTGGTTTAAAAGAAGACCAAAGCATTAATGAATTAAGAAATAGCACAATGGAATTAGTTGCCCAACAAAGACGAATGATTGAATCTGGAATGTTAAATGCCAAACAAATAGCTCACAGTAAAATAATCCAAGGTGAGTTAGCTGACGATTAAAATAAATACGGATGCAAATATATGATCAAACAATTTTATTATGTAATGAAACATTTACTCTGGGACACATTCAATGCATCCGAGATATTATTATTAATTTTAATAGTCATCGTATTTGTATTATATGGTTATGTTCCACCTTGGATGAATTGGGCTTCGGCTCATTAGACGAATTATTATTATTTAAAAGTAAATTAGATTTAGCAGAATATAGTTTAGTTTATGAACAAGAATTAATGTTATGGGGTTAATATGAATACTGTAGTTAATAAATCTGTAGAAGATTATTTAAACGAAGTTGAATTTAATGACAGTAATTATATGCCTTCAGATTTTGCACTGGAGTTTGTCACATTTATTAAATTAGTTAATGGCGGTGAAGGTGAAGAAAACCTTACACCTGTATTACATTATAAAATGCTAGATCAATTACCTGGAAAAGGTAAAAACGTAGTTAACATGTTATTCCGTGGTTCAGCTAAAACTACAGTAATGGCTGAGTATTTGTTTTTATACCTGGCTCTGTATGGAAAAATACCTGAGTTTGGAGAAGTACCGTTAGCACTGTATGTGTCAGACAGCATTGAAAACGGTGTAAAGAACATGCGTAAGAACTTAGAGCATCGTTGGTCTGAAAGTGAATTCTTGCAGCAGTTTGTACCTGAAGCCAAGTTTACAGATATTAGATGGGAATTCACTAATAGTGCTGGTAACAAGTTTATTGTTAAAGGCTACGGTGCAGCTACTGGTGTTCGTGGTAGTAAAGAAATGGGTAAACGTCCTGTATTAGCTGTACTGGATGATTTGGTAAGTGACGAAGATGCTAAAAGCCCTACAGTTATTAAATCTATTGAAGATACAGTGTATAAAGCGATTAACTATGCACTACATCCAAAGAACAGAAAGATTATCTGGTCAGGTACACCGTTTAATAGCCGTGATCCACTGTACAAGGCTGTAGAATCAGGTGCTTGGGCTGTAAACGTGTATCCAGTGTGTGAAAAGTTTCCGTGTGCTAAAGAGGAATTTATAGGTGCATGGGAAGATCGCTTTACCTATGAATATGTCAAAGAACAATACGACATTGCTATACAAACTGGACAAATTGCATCTTTTAACCAAGAATTGATGCTAAGAATCATGTCAGACGAAGATAGATTAATCTTGGATTCAGACATTCTCTGGTATAAACGTGATAATGTTATTAACAATAAAGGCAATTTTAACTTCTATATCACTACTGATTTTGCAACTAGCGAAAGAAATAGTAGCGACTATAGCGTTATTTCTGTGTGGGCTTACAGTAGTAACGGTGATTGGTTTTGGGTTGACGGTATTTGTGCTCGTCAGCTTATGGACAAAAATGTGGACGATTTGTTTAGACTGTGCCAAATGTACAGACCACAACAAGTCGGTATCGAAGTAACAGGGCAGCAAGCAGGTTTTATTCCTTGGATCATGAATGAAATGGTCAATAGGAACTGTTATTTTACACTGGCTTCTGAAGGTAATAACGCTAAACCAGGTATTAGACCTAGTACAAATAAAATGCAAAGATTTAATATTGTGCTACCTTGGTTTAAAACGCAAAAAATGCGCTTTCCTGAAGAGTATCGTACTCATCCTGCTATGCAAGAGGCAATGGACGAACTTAGACTAGCATCACAGGCTGGATTTAAGAGCAAGCACGATGATTTTATTGATACCATATCTATGCTAGCATCATTAAAAGCTTGGAAACCTAGCCAAGAGTTACCTACAGAAACCACTATTGATGGTGTAAAAGATTTTTTGTGGGATGACGATGTTGAAAGCCAAGACTATACTAACTCATATATTGTTTAATTAGGCTAGGTGTCACTATGTTGCTGTCCGATTTTTTTAATTACCTCACTTATGGTGAGTTATCACAGATGGATTTTGGTGGGGAAGAGATTGGCGAAGTTACTTTAGCTAATTACCCTAACATTATTAGTAATGTTAACGCTGGTTTAATTGAACTCTACAAAAGATTCCCACTCAGTGTTAAAAAAGAAGTCGTTACTTACGTTCCTGACCAAGAAAATTACACATTAACGGCTAGTGACCTGCTAGTTGTTGAAAAAATCACCAATGAAGCAGGTGAATCTTACCCATTCAACGATGCTAACAATGAAATTTCCATATTTCAGACCAGTTTTAACACTATTAGCATCCCATTTGACATAAATAACACTGAAGAAGAGTTTGCTGACACTGATACTACGGTAACTGTGGTGTATAAAGCTGCTCCAGCAAGAATTCCACTAGATACAACAGATGCAACATCAGTAACATTGCCAATTACTGACCAATATCTAGAGCCTTTACTAAATTATGTGACTTATAGGATCTTTAGCGGTATTAATGCTAATAATCCTGATACAGTTAATTACTACAATAAGTTTGAAGCAGCCTGTGCACTGTTACGCAATGCAGGTATGTTTCATAAAGATGCCCCTACCAATTTACGTCTGGAGAATAACGGATGGCTGTAGATCCCGCTATTAACGAAGCAGTAGCCTTAGCAGAACTTTACCGAGATCAAGCAGCCACCAGTTCCCAATTAGCAGAAGCAGCCAAAGACGATGCTAATGCGTACACTGGAGAAGCGGCTACTAATGCTTCTTTGGCTCTGACTCGTGCTAACCTTGCTCTAGCAGCACAGCAAGCTGCAGAAGCCTCTGAGAGCGCTGTTAACGCAATCTTTGCTACAGTGCAGGACGTTTACCTTGGTTCTAGTGCTACGGCCCTTACACAGCGTCCTGATGCGTCTGCGCTACAAGTAGGCGATATTTACTGGGACACTAATACGTCACAGTTATTATTTTGGGATAGTGTTGCATGGGTTACACCAGATGCAGCAGCAACTACCGCTGCAGTTAATGCTAGTGCTAGTGCAGCTTCTGCTACTAGTTCAGCAGCTAGTGCAGCATTGTCAGCTGCTACAGCTACCGTAGATGCAGATACAGCAGTACAAAAAGCAGGTGAAGCATCAGCAGATGCAGCCGCAGCATTAACTTACAGAAACCAAGCAGCTGGATATATTACAAGTGTCACTACGTTTTATGACATGGCAGAAACCAGTGCTAACAACTCGTATACATATTCAGTAGCTTCGCAGAACTTTTCAGATTTGGCTTACAAATGGGCTGAAGAAGATCCTTACACTGAAGTTAATCCAGGTGAATACTCAGCAAGACATTATGCGTATTTAGCAAGTCAAACTGTTGCAGGTGTAGACACTACCATTGGTAACTTTACTGACGCTTACTCTGATGACTTAGGTGCTGTTAACGCTGCTATCAATACAGCTAACATTACTATTGGTGGTAACAAAGCAATTTATGATGCTTATGTCACTACTAATGACGCAGCAGTTAGTACAGTTAAAAACAGATTAGACGCTTACGACTTATTAAACCTAGATGGCAGAACTACGTCTGTAGAAGACACACTAGATATATTAAACGTAAACAGCGTAATACAAACAGTAGTAGATTTCCCTGCAGTTAAAGACGACCTAGAAGAAGGCCGTGAATATACACTGTCTCAGTTGATGGAAATTTACAAAGCCAAAAAGAATGCACGTTTAGAATTAGCATTTGCACAGCAATCTTTGGCTACTGACATTAATGATGCCCGTAAAGCTGCAGCACAATACCGTCTAGATCTAGCAGCAGCTATTGACGCTAACTCAGCACAAATTACTCAGCTTAACTATGTGTCTGCTGATTCTAAGTCTGCTTTGGCCCGTATGGTTGCTGCTATGCAAGTTAAAGCGTATGGCAACGAAGCAGCCATTTTAAATGAATCATTGTTACGTGCTGATGAATTTGGTGTATTGGCTCGTACCATCGAAGCACAGCTAACAGCTTTTGGATTACAGCAAGAAGATAACTATGATCCAACTAGAACTTACTACGAAGGACAAGGTGTTGTATACCTTGGTATTGGTTATCTTGCTACTGAGTCTGTAGTTGGTGAGAACCCTGATACAAGTGCTAAATGGATTCCTATTACTGATCTAAATTTAGCTAACTGGATTGCTGATACTTACGATATTGACCAGCAATACTTACAAGGCTTAATTGACGGTAAGATTGACACTTACTACGGTAGCGATGATCCATCTACAGATTGGACTGTTGAAGAAAAAGTAGAAAACACTGGTGACTTTTGGTTTGTAGAACAACTTAATGCTCAAACTGGTGAAACTACTCGTTCATTGTTTAGATATGACGGTGCTAGTTGGCAAGTTATTAACGATGACGCAGCTATTACTGCAGCAGCTTTAGCTCAACAAACTGCTGATGGTAAAGTTAGTACATACATTGGGTCTACAGCAGATCGTAATGATTTAACAGGCATGAGCAATGGTGATATTTTCATTGTTAATGACGTAGACGGTGAAGGTAATCCAACTAACGTTTACTGGATTTATGTAGAATCTGCACTTGAGTGGCAAGAAGTTACTGATGGTCGAGTACCAGCAGCTACAGCAGACATTTTAGATATTAAACAAAACCAGATTGGTTATTGTACTGATACAAACGGTAATATCTTTGATGCTGGTGGTTTAATTACTAACAAAACAACAATGGATGATTGGGTTACTGCTAACCCAGGAGCTGACGAGTTACCGTTAACTTGGAATGAAGGTTTACCTTTTGGCAAAATCTTTGAAGCAATTAAAATAAATACAACAGCTAATACTGGTTCTATTGAACAGCTATTTAAAATTTACGAAACAGCTATAGGCGACATTGAAGGTGAAATCACGTTTAAGTTGGACATTAATGGCAGAGTCGGTGGTTTTGGGTATAGCGGCAGCAGTGCTAATCAAGGAACTTTATTCAGTGTTGTTGCAGACAAGTTTACTGTAGCTGCACCTGCTGATTTTACTGTTGATAGTACTTCACCTCCAGCTAGTCCTACAGACGGTGACGTATGGTATCAACCTGATACAGGTGTAACTCAACGCTATAATGGCAGCGATTGGGCTGCATTTGATCCTACTCCCCCATTTACAGTATTAACTACTGAACAAACTTACGAAGGTAGAACAGTTCCTGCTGGTGTTTATATTAGTAAAGCAGCTATTGGGCAATTAGACGCTAATCAAATTAACGTGAGTCAGTTAGCTGCAGAAAGCATCTTTGTAAGTAAATATCGTGAAGCTGCTATTAACGCTTCTAGTCCTAATTTAGCTATAGGCTCTACTACTGGTGCTAATTGGACAGGTTCATTTACTGCAAGCAGCTATACACACAGCAAAGAAAACAGTTCTACAACAGTAGCTGAGTTTTTGTTAAGTGATTATTTAGATGCATTAACTGCTGGATCTGAATACACATTATCATTCTTGGGTCGAAAAGACTCTAACGTAACTGGCTTAAATATTCATGTATTGTCAGACACTGGTGGCGTTACTGTACTTAATCTGGCTAATCTAACTACTGAAGTTACTACTAGTTATAAGTATTTTGCGTACACATTTACTGTACCTAATGATTTGGCTGGATTAACTGATGTACGTATTCGATTTACTAACCCAAGCGTTACTAGTGGTACAGGTAAAATCTTTGTTAGAAATGTACAGTTAGAACTAGGCCCATATGATACGTTATTCCGTATTCCTGCTGCTGATACTGTTACTGCTATTGTTTCTGCTGCTACTACTGCTGATTGGGCTAGTGTAGACAGTAGACCTACTACACTATCTGAGCTAAATACTACAGATGGCAGTAAATTAGCAGGTATTCCTGCAGATGCAGATAAGACTGATTACACTGACAGTCGAATAGCTAATAGTGAAGTTACATTAGATGGCTTAGGCGGTGAAGCATCAGGAACAGCAGCTAGTTTAGTAGATGCTATTGTTATTCCTACGGAAAACCTTGTAGATACTTCTATGCTTGAAGGTGTAGGCGCTTCAGGTATTTATGGTGGGTACAATTATACCCGATCAAAATCTGTTCCTAGCAACACTAATTGGCGTATTCAAGGTTGGACTAAAAACTTATCTGACAGTCCTACAGCTGCTCAAGTACACGGTGATTACGTAGTTAGTTTTTGGATTAAAACTGATAGTGCTACCGCTACTGACATTACCTTTGATTTGTGTGATACAGGCAATTTTACTGTATCTGCTACTAGTACTTGGCAATATGTTTCTAAAGTATTTACTAACGTTACTAGTGTACATTTAACTTCTATATATTATGGATTTTTTGATATATATTCTGCTGCAGCTAGAACAATTACTATTGCCAATATGTTTATTGGCTACGGTAATCAAATAGTTGATTGGAAACCAAGTGTTAAAGATGCTTCTTCACCTGGGTTTTATAAAATAACTAGTTGGGCAGATATTGCTACTGTACCTACTGCTGAAAACTTTAGAGCAGCTTTTGGTAAGTATCCAATAGACCGTGATGTATTACTTTTAGAAGATACATCTACTCCAGTAAAACAAAAAATATATGTGTATGAAGCTAGTTCAAGTACATTCTCTGAGCAAGTAGGCTATTTTGCAGGTGATGTTCTTGTAGAGGGTACTGTAACTGCTGATAAAATTGCGGCTAATGCTATAACAGCCGATAGATTAAGTGTAGGTGTAAATGCAGATATAGATAAAGGTACTACTGCTCTGCAAATAGGTGATATTTCTGAGATTATTAGTGAGGGCAATCTACCTACAGGCGAGACAACTTATACTGTTTCAGGTGATAAAACTATCACGTTTAGCGGTAACAATGTTACCTCTTCTGGTGGTACGGATAACAGTTGGTCTGGGTCTTTTTATTCTGATATAGGTTATTCATCTGCTTGTGCAATATCATTCAAAATAGGTAGTGCTAATTTTGGTCTAATCAGATACATGATAGGTCTTAATACAGACCCTACTACCAATAATAGCTATGGCTCTATTGATTATACGTGGTATATAAATACCACAATTACAACTTTATATAGCGCAGGCTCTAATGTTGTTCCTCAAAATGGTGGCAATTTTAGCGTTGCTATAGGCGACACACTATCGTTGGTATATGACGGTATTAGTAAAATATATTGTTATCATAATGCCACTTTAAAACATACCTTTACTGGGGTTAGTGCTTCTAAGTTTTACCTAGATTCATCATTCTATGACAATATAACCACTGAAGTTGACGATGTTAGATTTGCCCCTATTCAAAACATAGATTATGGCTCAATTGGTGGCGTAACGATTGCACCCAACAAGTTGTATCACGGTGCGGGCAACTTCAATAGCTCAGATACAGGGTTTTATTTAGATTCTACAGGTCAATTCAGCCTTAAAAACAACCTGTCGTTTGATGGCACTGATTTAACCGTACAGGGTAAGGTCAACGCTGCTGACTTTGTTGTAACTGGCAATACTACAGGCGTTTCGGCCAATACTGTGAAAGAAGGTGGTGTAACAGCCGCATCTTTAAGCACAGATGCCATTGAGTTTATTGATAACCGTATTTTGAACTTCATTGGTGCAACTGCATCAACTACTTATCCTGCAGTTGATCTGCTTACAAATTATTCTGCACCATTCGGTGCTATGGGTTCTGGCGTTGCCGAGTATCTAACTCTGGGTCTAGGCACTGCTATAGCAGCTACACACGGTATTCAGGATATTGAGCTTTCGGCTAGTGTACAACTGAATTGGTCGCATACGGGTTATAGTGGCACAGGTAACTTAACAATTACCTTACAGAGAGCAGACAACTCTAGCTTTACCACTAATTTGGTGGATATTAAATCATCCGTTGCACCAATATCTTTCTACTACTTTAACGGATATCTGTACTACACAGAAGCGGCTGTAACTGCACAAATTGCAGCTAATGCACTGACCACTGGGCAGGATTACTACTACCGACTCAAGGTGGTATCTGATGTAAACGTACAGTCTAACTCTAGCGGTGATTGTTATATCAGTCTTTACGAGGCGGCAGGGGTTGAATCTACAGGTGGCGATGCAGCGACCTATGGAAGCCTGACCATTACTGGCGACTTAACAGTAAACGGTACAACCACCACTTTAAACACTGCGACACTTGATGTCGAAGACAAGAACATCACGCTTAACTATGGCGCGGGTGACACCTCTGCAAGTGCTGACGGTGCAGGTATTACAATTCAAGATGCTGTCGATTCAGCGAATAATGCTACTTTGCTGTGGGATGCTACCAATGATGAGTGGGACTTCAGTCATCATGTAACTGCTACTAATTTTGATCTAAGAAAAAACGTAATAACCACATCTGGAAATGGTGTATTTGATGTTTCTAAAACATTGCTTGGAAATATCCATATTACGAACGGTAATGGGTCAAACGGTGCGCCAAAAGAGGCGGCTATTACATTCCAAGGTAGTGATGCTTCACAATCTCAGGCGGGCATCTATGTAGTAAATGATCAAAGCAGCGGCACACACATGGCGTTTGCTACAACTGATAGTTACGCAACAGGGCCGCAGAAGGCTATAACCATTACAAACAGCGGTATTGTTAATTTCCCTAGATCTAGACCTACTTATGCAGGTTCAGGGCTATGGGCAGCTAGTGATTTTAGTTCAACAACAATAAGTAATTGGAATACAGCTTACGGTTGGGGCGACCATGAGGGGCTTTATTTACCCATAGGCGGGGGTACTCTTACAAGCACTTTAATTGTTAGTAATGGTGGCGAACTGCGTATGCAAGCAGGGTCTAACGAAGACACTGGCGACCTTGTATGGGCAAATTTTGACGGTAGTGAAAGGCACAGAGTCTGGGATGGTGGCGTTAATAAGTTAAATTACCGCTATAACACTGGGACAGGTTTTAACTCTGGTCAACTTTGGTCGTCATTGGATTTTGCAAACAATTCATCAAACTGGAACACTGCTTACGGATGGGGCGACCATGCAAGTGCAGGGTATTTAACAAGTCTACCGAGCCATAACCATGATGATCGGTATTACACAGAGTCGGAAATAGATACGTTTATTAACCGCTCGTATGTTTCCGCGCACTCAGCAGGAAACCTTGCTATTGGTTGGTATACAATAGCTACCAATACAGGTGACAGAGCCAGTGCTCGGTTTGGAATATGGGATGTAAATTCTAGTGACCACCAATCAGTAACCTTTTATGCAACACACCATTATGGTAATGACACATCAAATACTTTAACCGTTCTTGATAACTCTTACTACTCTGGTAACCCATTTAGATACATAAGAATAAAGGACGCCGGGACATACGATGGCGCGGCACTTCAAATCTATATTGATGACGCAACAAACTCTGTCAACTGTGCAATACTTGGTGACAACTTTCAGTCTAGTGGTTGGGTTTTATGTGATTGGATACCAGATGCAACTGAACCGCCAAATGTAAGTAATTATGGGTCATTTGGTGAGCGGTCTAAAGTTGATTTAAACACTATAGCTCAAGGCGGTTTTGCTACTACAGGTCAAATATACGCAGGTGGTGACACTACTCAATACCGAGTATTTCATCAGGATTACCACCCCAACGCAGATAAGTGGACATCTGAGAGAACACTAAGCTTAACAGGAGATGTTACAGGCTCAGTGTCATGGGATGGTTCAGATAATGCTAGTATTGCAACCACAGTGGCTGACGACAGTCATACCCACGATGGGCGTTATTACACAGAAACAGAGGCGGACACTAGGTTTGTAAATGTTACTGGCGATACTATGACTGGAGTTCTTACGCTAAAAGAGGATCAAAATGGCGGTATAGATATAGCCGGTAACAAAATCAGGACTGTCGGTGACGGAATGACTATAACGTCTGACGGTATTAGATTTGGAGCTAAAGATTCTGGTTGGGATTATGATCAATGGGCAGGGCTAAAATACGATCACAGCAACAAGGTAATACTATTTGGTGGGGCTAGGGCAAGTACTTCTTACTGGGAGAATAATGCCGGCAATACCAATGATACTGAAATAGACTTTGTAGGCGTTACTAATCTTAAACATAACGGCACAACCATTATTGATTCAAGCCGTAATCTATATCCAAATCAAGTATTTGCCACATATTATAAGGCTATAGTGCTAACCGGTTCTGGTATTGGCAGTTCTTATGATGAACGTGTTGTTCTTCTTACGCCAATGGTAGAAACAAATACATCTTGGTACAACATTGTAGATGGAAAGATTACCGCACTTAAAACTGGCGGGAATGTTTGCGATACGTTTGATGTTTTCTGTCATTCTGTTTACAACGACACTAGGGCAACCTTTACATCAAGAGGTCAAAGAGCAGGCCACAAGCTAGTTACTTGCACATACGATGGCATTAAATGGATTGCGATCAAGTTTTCATTTACGGCGAATCCATACAATTACTTCCTGTTTCAAGGGCAAGCATATACAACTGTAACTGGAAATAATGGCAATCAACTTAAAGTTATTTCTTATTACGATACTCAAAATAGTGGAACTGTACTTAATTCAGAGATTTACAACTCTATAGCAGACTATAATGGCAACTCAATAGAGCATAAAACATTGGCAGGTGGCCACTATTTCTACGATAAAGTGGGCACAACTGAATACGCAGCAATCGACTCTACCGGTATAAAAATCGGAACAGTTGGTGGCATGAAGCAATCTTTAAAAGGTGAGTTTGGTATTGGCTCAGGTGCGGTTGGAATACATTTTAATACCAGTGGCGGGAATATACTTCCTTACAATTATGGCGCAGATAATTGGTCAAATGGCTCTGTTGACTTTGGTCATCCTTCTTATAAATATTGGAGAGGTTACTTTTCTGGAGATGTAGATACTGGTGGCATGAAAGTGAACGGCACAACCGTAATAGACTCAAGCCGTAATCTTACTAATATTGGCACAATTGATTCAGGAAAGATCACAGTAGGTACTGACTCATCAAGAAGTCCAGTTCATATAAAATCTAACGCTTGGTCAGAAGTTCATTTTTCTGTGAAAGGCACTGAATATGTAAGAATTGGTGGTGCTGACGTTAGTGCAAGTCATAATACTGAAGAAGGCGACTTCTTTGTTTATGACACGCAAACAGGTAGTATGAACCTTATTGTTAAGCGCAATGGTGAAGTTAGATCAAGATCAGGCTTCCAAGTAGGCACTACAACCGTCATAGACTCAAGCCGTGACATGTACCCAAATGTCATTGATATGAGTTCTGGTGATGCTCAAGGTTACAAGTTCCATGGGCGTTCGTTCTCATGGAATAGCGCAATGCAATCACCAACTACAAAAATGCCACATATATGGCAAGAGGATTGGAGCGGATGGGATCCAGTAATAGGCGTTAAGACTCAAAATGGATTTTGGCAAATGGGTGCTTACACCAATGATTATTTCCATATTGGTTATATGTCTGGTGCATACGGAACACATGGCACTAACTCATTTGATAAGTCAATAGCAATAACCCCATCTGAACTTAGAGTTGGTGATGTTGGAACAATGTCAATCGTTGCAAGTGGTGATGTTACTGCATTTTCTGACCGTAGGCTAAAGAGCAATATTGAGACGCTAGATGGGTCAAAGGTATTGCAGATGCGTGGCGTCTCGTTCATAAAAGACGATAAACTAGGCTCTGGTGTAATTGCTCAAGAGTTAGAGGAAGTAGCCCCAGAGCTTGTCTTAACTGGCGAGAATGGAATTAAGTCTGTAGCTTATGGTAACTTGGTTGGTTATCTAATCGAAGGGTTAAAAGAGCAGCAGAAAGAAATTGATGAACTTAAATCATTAGTTAAACAATTATTGGAGAAATAAAATGGCTATTATTCACGAGCGCAAAGTGCAGCGCGTTGAAGTCTACGGTAACAAGCAAATCATGGTTGTATATGAATACAAATTTGATGATACAGAGGACGCTGAATTACCTGTAACAACTCAGAAGGTGATTCACCTTGGATCTGTTACAATTGACTACTCAGACCCTGAAAACGTCATAAAAACACCCACAGACGTATCAAGCCATGATCCACTGGTACAAACCATCTGCGCTGCTGTGTGGGGTGAGTAATGGCTATCGTACAGGAAGTATATTTACAAAATGTGCAGGTCTTTGAGGTTACAAGAGAGGTTATAGCTACCTACCGCTATACTTTTACTGATGATTCAGACCCTAATAGTGAAGCTGTATTTACAACTAAATCAAGAATTTTTAAATCTGGCGATGATGTAAGTGCTGAGCATGAGTTAGTACAGGCTTTAGCTGCTACAGCTTGGGCGTAATTAATGGCTGCGCTTTGGACGAATAGCGGTTACAAGGCTAATCCAAACCGTTCAGATACGAATGGTTATGATTACTTTGCTTATACCTGTTTGGAGATGGCTGTAGGGTATACGACCTTTACCTTCCCAAACATAGCAGCCTATATGAAGCTGCATTTTTCCAACCAGACAGTCACGTCTGCGCCTAATTATGCTTATTCATATGGTGACGTAGACCAGAATGCTGACGTGTCTTCGGCAGATGCTTTAAAGTATTTACAGTATGTTTCTGGTAGTTATTCTGGAAGTGCCGCAGATGAAACTAGGATGAAGAATCTAATGGATACCGTGTTTGGTGTCTGGCAGATTCAAGGCGTTGGCTATTTTGGTGATTCTACTGCGTTTCCTCTATTCATTCCAATAGCTCCGGCTTATACACCTGTAACAGTTACCAAGAGCGCATATACATCTAATGATTTTGGTGCTGTAAGATTTATTGGCAGCAGCTCAATAAACATGGTTGCAACTGATACTCTTAGTATCACAAACGCTGATATTGATGGTAATGGTACAACGATAACCGTTTCCGGTTTTGATTATACAAACTGGACTAGCAATGCATCCTTAACTCTTGGTGCGGGTGCTAATGGACAAAGGACGCTAAATAACGATCCATCATCAACCGAAAGTTTATTTTTTGCTTCTAGTGGCTTTTCCACTGCAACATTAAGTATCACTATTGCGTCTGCTATAGATGATACTCTTGATTCAATTACAGATAAGCTAGGAGCAGATATAAACCCTGCCGCTCTGTATACCGTTTATGTATCTAGTAGCTTTGTGGTATCTGGCATATCGGGAACTAGCTGTAGTGTAAATATCACTAACGGTGAATATAATATAAACAACCTTGGGTGGGTAAATTCGGCAAATACCGGAACTGCAATTAATGGTGACAGCATTAAGGTAAGAGTAACAAGTTCTTCAAGTTACTCCACATCGGTATCCGCTGTTCTTACTCTAACGGCAGGTAATACAGTAAGCGACACATGGACTGTTACTACAGAGCCAGACCCAACCACACCGATTGAAGATGGCGAGCTAATACCGTTTGGCCATTCAACTGGCGCAATTCCTTTTAGTGACATAATTGACTTCTTTGCGGGTGCGCCTATATCTGGGCTATATACTCCACCAACAAATCTTGGTAGTTATTATCGCGCAGGACTTCATGTGCCACCTTTAACAGGTAATGCGAATATTCCAACTAGCGGTGCAATTAGTTTTAGCGATTTTAGAGATGCCTATACAGTTTTATATTTTGTTAGAGCACCACAAACTAAGGGCGCAACAAGAAACACTATATCAAGCGGCGGTCAGGTTGTTGTTGTATGGTACATATTCGACTTTGATGACCCTGCTGATTGGGAAATGGGCTATGGCCCTTTTGCTAAATATTCTTGTGAATATCAATACAGCCTCACGGTAACTCAAAACCTAGTAAACGCAGGTAATCAAAGTATTGCGCCAAGACTAACGGTAGGCACTCCAACAACTTGGACACCGGCGACAAGTTGGAACTCTGCCGCACAGTTAGGGTTTGCAGTTGAGATGTACGTTGATCAAAATACAGAGGTATTTGCAAATGGTTATGTGACCATGCAAGTAAGACACCCAGACAATCCATCTTATGTTCTGACCAAAAATGTAAATTGGAGCTTAAGATCATACGGAGTTTAGAAATGGAAAATCAAACGGTTACAATCAATGATCAAGAATACAACGTGGCAGACTTCACCGAAGAGCAGCAGTATTTTCTGGCTCAGGTAAACGACATTCGGGCGAAGCTGCAAAATTTGCGATTTCAGATGGATCAACTAGCAGTCAGCGAGAAGTTCTTTACTGACAAGCTAGTGGAATCTGTGCAAGAACCCGCGCAGGATAACGAAGAAGTTACAGTCAACTAATTTTTTGACTGTTGTTCACAGAAATATTTTAGAGCCAACGGACGCTACAGCAAACTTTCCACTTTCTAAATTACTGCTAATTCTTACTAAGGTGTAGTCATGACATTAGAAGAGATTAACGAGAGGTTTAAATACAGGTACGATGACCACAAGGACAAGTGGACGATCATGGCAGGGCAAGAACTTCGTGGTGATTGTGAGGACTACAGCTTAACGGTTCTTTTCAATGTCGTTGCAGGTAAGTCTTGGATCAAGTTCTGGCAGAAGCTGATCTTTGGTAATGCTAAGCTGT